TTGACCCTTTTGTCCCTTCTGACCTTTCTGACCTTTTTGTCCAGTGCCGCCAGTAGAGCCAGTCGAGCCTGTACTACCAATTTCACCCTTTTGGCCTTTCTGACCAGTAGAGCCTGTACCTCCAGTTGCTCCTGTCGCACCCGTAGCTCCAGTTTGACCCTTCTGACCTTTTTGTCCAGTGCCGCCAGTAGAGCCAGTTGAGCCTGTAGCGCCAGTAGGGCCAGTATTGCCAACCTCACCTTTTTGGCCCTTGGCTCCAGTGTTACCCTTAGAACCGACTTCACCCTTCTGGCCTTTCTGACCAGTGTTACCCTTAACGCCGACTTCACCTTTCTGGCCTTTAGCACCAGTGCCACCTGTAGAACCGCCAGCTCCAACTTCACCCTTCTGACCTTTAGCACCAGTGCCGCCTGTAGAACCGCCAGCTCCCGTAGCCCCGACTTCACCCTTTTGGCCCTTGGCTCCATTTGAGCCGTTGGTGCCGTTAGAACCCGCAGCTCCAGTTGCACCAGTTGCTCCTGCCGAACCCGTAGCTCCAGTTTGACCCTTTTGCCCTTTATCTCCCGTTCCTCCAGTAGCACCTGTAGACCCAGTACCACCAGTGGCCCCGACTTCGCCTTTCTGACCTTTAGCACCAGTGCCGCCAGTAGAACCGACCTCGCCCTTTTGCCCTTTATCTCCCGTTCCTCCAGTAGCACCTGTAGAACCTTTAGCTCCAGTAGAACCTGTAGCTCCAACCTCACCCTTCTGTCCTTTATCGCCGTTTGATCCAGTAGAACCTGTAGCTCCAACTTCACCCTTCTGACCCTTAACACCCTGCAATGCAGAAGCGGTAATCGTAGCTTTCTTCCAGCTACCAGCGGAGGTGTCATAGACAGGGATGATGTCGTCAGATGCAGGGGAAGCGTTAGTGGATAGACCTGTGAGGGCAGTATCAATGTTATCGGCTGTAACGTCAGCACCCGTAGCGACACCATCAAGTTTAGTACCATCAGAGGACACATTACGCCCGTCTACTGTACCTACATTAGTGACGTTACGGCTATCGTCGATTACTTCTACGCCGTTAATTTTTACTGCCATCTTCGTGTACCCACTATTAGCTTGTTCTTGTTTTTATATAGTCTGGTCAGTCTGGACATCGTTAGTGACAGACAATGTGCCACTTGTGTCTAACTTAAGTTTGTTTGTACCTTGATATGCGAAGTAGAGTGAACCTCCGCTCTCAGTGATAGTCCAGTCGCCAAAGTCTACCGTAGGAACATTGAGTGTCCCTGTCATAGTGTCCCCAGCAAGCTGTACATAACGTGTGTCGTGTGTGTGACTGTCGTTTACTACTGTAGCTGTGATGTTAGCATCTGCACCACCGTTAAACACGGCTGTACCTGTAACATCTCCACTTAGGGTAATGTTTCGGTTGGTTGACAGCTGAGTGGCACTAGAGGCGATACCCGTAAGGTTACCAACCACGTTACCAATGACAGTGTTAACCTTGATGTCCCCGTAGGAAAATGAAGCGTGAGAAGTGTCAATAGTACCAGTAGGCTCTGGTGCGTACTCGTCAAAGAAGGTCCAGTAGTTAGTGGACACATCGTAGTACATACCAACGTGGGTGTAACCTACACCAGAAGTACCTGTGTTACGGTTAGATGCAATACCTGTATCTACGTTAGTGGGAGATGCTGTACCTGACCAGATGTCATTTAGGGTGTGACCAGAAGTGGCATTGAACTCAATGTTTACGCCATCCTCTAACTCTTGGTCGGAACCTGTAATCTCTATTTCAGCAGACTGAGTGACGAAATTGTCTGTTGACCAACGGAAGAAGTCTTCTGTCTGACCAGTCTTTAGGGTTGTGATCTTTACCTTAAAGGTCTTGTTAGAGCTAGTACCATCGTAGTGACCAGTGAAGATAGCATCATCTAAACCAGTACCAGTGTGGGTTGTACCACTTTCCCCTATAGTATCACCAGAGTTGAAGTAGTTAAAAGCACCAGACAAGGAGATGTTGTTACTGTTAGTAACCGTTTGAGTACCGTTAACAGTAAGGTCACCGTCTACAGTAAGGTCAGCATCAAAGTGTACATTACCTTCAACCCGCATAGTCTCAAATGACTCATGGTATATACTGACGTATATACAACCATTTGATCCACTGATTAAGCAAATACCAACCTCTGTTGGGAAGTTAGGGTATGTAGGGGAAGCAGTCTGTGTACCACCAGATGCACCAATAGCAACGTGTACTGGTTGACCAACAGTGAGGTGAGACGTATCAACATCTGCTATAAGACCCCGTGTGGTTATGTAACCCACAGAACTGTCTTCAATGTCGTGAGTTGCTATACCAGCAGCCTGTGACTGTGCAAAAGTGCCATCAGCCCTAGAGACAGCAACGGTTGGAGTAGCACCAGATTCCCCTGTTAGGTAGACTGGAGTGCCGTTAGAAATGGTAGAACCTGTGTCGTTATATACACGGATGTAATCTTCTTGACCGATCTGGAGTGTGATGTCACTCTCCTCGTTATAGAAGGCTAACGCACCAAAGGCTTTGTCGTAGAACAAACGTCCCTCAGAGTAAGAAGGCTTGTTTGCAACAGTAGTGTTTAAGTCAAGGCTTGTTTTGAAATCCATACCTGTAGCGTAGCCATCTGCATCTAGGTAGTTAGCCTTAGATGATGGTTGAGTTACAAATACAGCTTTCTCACCAGCTGACCAGCTTACCGCTGAACCTGCATTAGATGACGACAATATGGTAGTACGGGCCAAAGTGGTTCCAGAGGCAGTGTACGTCCCAATACCTACTTCCCAATCACCACCATCGGTAACGGTATAGTAGGTTGTGTTGCCATCACCAATAGCAGAGAACGCTTGGAAACCAACTTCGGCACCTGCTAGTGTGTAAGTACCAGTACCAGTAGTCGTAGTGGTTTCCTTTACACGATCTTTAATAACAAGTGCCATAGTCTATTCCTTACGATGGGTCAGGGATGCCGATGTCAAATGTAGCAAGAGTAAACGTGTTACCCGATGTTACAGACTGAGATGCTGTCAAAGCAGCTGTAGCCAACAAACGAGAGTTTGTAGTGTCTACCAGTGCGTAGTGAGTAACTGTACCAGTACCTGAGATGGTCCCATCGTCGATAGCTGTAACAGACACCTTACGTCCACCACCTGTACGATCAGAGGGAGCGGCGATGGAAAGTGAGGAGGACGAACCAAGACTGTAAGTAGAGGTTGCTTCTGTGTAGTCAGTAGCCTCAGCAGAGGTTACATGGACTGCGTTTGCTTCTAAGTCAAGGACTGAAAGTCCTTCGTCAAAGACACGATCATTAAGAAATGCCATTATTTATTTTCCTGTTCTTCTTCAAGAGTTGTTTGAGTAGCCCCATCAGGGTCATAGTTAAGTTCAGCAATGTCCATAAGGTTAGCGATAACCTCTGGGTGATTACTGACGTTAATATCTGCGCCATTAAGATTACGCAGGAACCCTGCAATCTCACGAAGATCATGCGGAGCAACATCACCAGCCTTGATGGTTGGCATCAGTGAATAGTCCAGACCGTTCAACTCCCATAGGCGTTCAACCAGCTGCTTGTTAAGTACGTCAACGATCTGTTGGACGTAGCTCTCAAGCGCACGAAGGAACAGGTCTGTCTTGCTCTTAGACAAGGCGTAAGAACCACCTTGACTACCGAGCATTAGGAACTCAGACAAGACACTCCTAGCAATGTCGTGCTGGTAGCGACGAACAATGGGGTCAATGTCGATGTTCCTAGAACCACTAGAAGACATAAGCTCAACGTCAACCAACTTGATGTTAGTTGGGCTACCATCCTTATCAGGGTAGGTGTCCGATGGAGTAATGATATACCCCTGTTCGTTGAACTTAACGTCACGAAGGATTTGCTCTAGGTTCTGCCTAAAGGCAGCTTGTGAGGGTGTGGCATCAGCTGACAGGTACTCCGATGGAATACGGGCAACTGGGATACCAGCAAGCTCACGCTCTACTGCAATCGCTTCGATAGCTTGTAAGTTGTTTAGGTATTGATAAGACGTATAAGCATTGCGGAGGATACTGCGACCGCTGGGATCACCGTTAATAGAAGTAGTACGGTAATATAAGCTCTTACGGACTGGGATATAGTGCTTGCTAACACCGTATCCAGTATCTTGGTACATTCCGAGAACATCGCCAGTCTTCCTATCTACATCAAACCGAGAAACCGTCCAAGGCGCGCGCATTGCAATCTTACGAACACCCATACGACCATCAGTGAACTTACTACGCTTCCTGTCGCTACTTTGAGTAGGTCCAACACGGCGTTTATATACAACCTCAAACCAAGCAAAACCGTAAGATAAGCAGGATAGAGCCTCAGCCACATGGTCGTCAAGAGAATGATCCATATCTTCAAGAACACTCTGTACATAGTCTGCTTCCCGCTTTGCTTCTTCTGTGTCATTGCAAGGGTAAACCTTTAGATCAACGTCACGCAGTACTTGCTCAGTAGCATACATGACAGCACCGATAGTGCTATCGTTATCACGCATCTCACGATACTTGCTAATAGCCTTCTTACCACGAAGCTCTGCCAGAAACTCGTCAGCACGGATTTGACCGTTATATGTATTGTCACCAGCAACGCCCAAGACGCCAGTGGATTCCGTTTGAGAGAGTTTCTTTGCCATTTTACTTCAAGCCTTTAGCATTTGAGTATGCCAGCACTAGCTGTGGTTTTGCATACCCATTGAGTGAGAGGTCCGTTATAGCCCATACCATAGCATCAAGACGGTCTGGTGAGCCTGTGGACCCTAAAGGTTCCCACTGTACCATCTGATCCTCTAAGTCATTAAGTCCTTTGATGTGCTTGACCTTACCCTGTTCATATAGAGCGGATACAGGTTCAGCCCGTGCCATCTTACCTCTACTAGCGTGTACAAGTTTGACTGGAACGGTTTCATCTTCGGTGTGCAGAGTATGTCGGACCATATCACCACCTTGGTTCTTCTCCGCGACAATGCGGTCAGCCATGTGCTTGTGATACAGTTCAATGGCTTTAGCAGCCCACTGTTGAGGTGTGTAGCGATCAGTATGATCTTCTAGTACATAGGCAATGCCATTTACATCAATGCCAGCGACAATCATACCTGTCATATCGCTTTCAGCATTGGAGCTAACAGCAGGGTCAATAGAAACAATGATACGACTAAGTTGAGGCACATCGTCTTTGTCTATCTCGCACTTGTGTAGCAGCTGCCTATTCCAAAGCGCACCTGACGCTTCATCTAATATCTCTGCGTATAGTTCTTGTCTACCAAGGCGCGTACCTTCGTAGGTCTTCTTTACTGCATCAAGAAACGAACCCGCTAAGTTAGCAGAGTTGTCAAACGTAGAACCTTTACTGACAAGGGTGTTCTCGTCAGCAATGATGCCACGAAGCAGCTTGGTTGTTTTGGGGGTTGTTGTTACGAAGACTTGTGGCTTACGTCCTAGACGTAGACCGAACATCATCATGTCCCAAGTCTCTTGTGCGTTACGCCAAGCACACAGTTCGTCAGTCCAAGCACTAAATGCCTGTGGACCACGAAGTCGCTCTGGGTCTTCCGCTGAGAAGAAAACAGCCTTAGCTCCATTCTCCCAAGTCAGTGTATTGTTTGTTGGTGACCACACAGGAAAGCCTATAGCCTTACCTCTATATGTCTTATCACCCTTCCAGCAGACATTAAGAAGTCCACTGTCGCCTTCAACCATAACTCGTCTCACATCCCCTTTAGTGGGAGCGACACAATGAACGATCTTATCGCCCTTCTTGATACGATGACGCACCCACTCAGAACCAGCACGGGTCTTGCCCCATCCACGACCAGCAAGTGCTAACCATGTTGACCAATTCCCTTTAGGTTCTAGTTGCTCAGGTCTAGCCCAGAACTCCCAGTTGTACCTTAGTTCCTCTGCCTTAGCAGGTCCAAGGTCTCTGAGTATCTTAACTACTTCACCATCAGGTAAAGAGCGTAGATCGTCAGCAGTTACAGTCGCCTTCGCAATCGCAGGTTTGGCTTTCATCGGGGTTCTTTCCTAGCAGACCCATCAAACTGTCAATGGCACTTTCGTCCATGTCTGGGTCTACTTCTTGTTCCACTTCATTGAGTGTACTGTTTGGTGACCACCCACCTTTAGAACGTAGGTAGAACTCTTGTGACTTGAAGTCACCGTCTAAAGCCTGTTGGACAACGACAGAACCAATAGCTCCTACTATCTCAGCTTTAGTCTCTGCAATCAACTCTCCATACAACTTGTAGAAGGTAGCTGTGCTAGATGGTGCATTTTGGTATTTCTGGATTGAAGCTATGATGTCCTTAACTGAAACACCATTCCTGATGCCAGCCACTACGTTCTTAGCGACAACCTCACTATATGGTATTGGTTGGATCGACATAGTATTCTCTCTTAAGTAAAGGTTACCCCATCGGCATGACCACATCTCGTTATGTAATCTATATGATGGAAAGGTTCGTCATGGTTGGGGAAAGCTGTCAGGCGCTACTATAGTATATACTTACGTTCTATAATCTAATTGGTATATATAAACTGATATGTAATTTCTCTTATGTGGGAAACTTAAGTAGTACCTCTTACTTATATATAACCCTTAAAAAAGTAGAATCGCAACCAAGGTATCTTAACTATCTTATA